TAAAATTAAAATTTACGCTCCTTATGAAACAGATAATAAATGGTTTAGTAATCCTGATTATCCTGAAGCAACAGGTTATGCTTATGGAATCCATGAGAGATTAATCAAAGTTGAAGGAGTTAATCCTAACAGTGATCAGTATTACGAGGAAATTGATAAGCGAATGAGCCAAAGATTTCCTGAGCTTTATGAGGGTAAACCAAGTGCTGTAGCCACTGAAACTGAAGTAATTCAGGAAGAAGTGGAAACTGAGACCTCAAAAAAGCCATCGAATGTCGTAGCACCTGCAACAAGAAACAATGGTGCTATGCCTCGCAAAGTTCAGTTAACAGCAACTCAAGTCGCCCTCGCAAGGCGTTTGGGTTTAACACCAGAGCAATACGCCAAACAACTCGCACAGGAGAATAGATAATGGCAGATGAAAATAAAGTAACTGAAGAAGTTACTAGAGCAGCAAGAGAGACGGAGTCCAGAGAGGCTTCTGAACGAACCCAATCTTGGGAACCACAATCGAAACTACCTAGCCCTACACCGCAAGACGGATGGGTGTTTAGGTGGGTAGCTACAAGTGTTTTAGGGCAACCTAATAATACTAATGTTAGCTCTAAGTTTAGAGAAGGATGGGAGCCTGTGAAAGCAGAGGATCACCCTGAACTACACTTAGTTTGTGATGTGGATTCAGAGTGGGCTAGTAAAGGTAATTTGGAAGTAGGTGGTCTTTTACTTTGTAAAGCTCCAAAAGAGCTTATGGAGCAAAGAGATGAGTACTACAGAAAGATGTCCGCAGAGCAAATGGAAGCCGTTGATAATAACTTTATGAAAGAAAATGATCCTCGTATGCCTCTGTTACAACCAGATCGCAAAAGTAGGACTACATTTGGTGGCTCTAAGTAACACTTAATATTTTACTTGGGGCTGTTGTTTAACCTCTTTTAGGAGAATTATATGGCTAGTTCAGCTACCCCAATGGGTGCCGAGCCTGTAGGTTGTATTAGTTCTGGCGGTTCCTTCACAGGAAAAGTTAGACACTATAAAATAGCCTCCAACTATGGTACCGCTATATTCTATGGAGATTTTGTAAAGATAGTAAGTTCTGGAACTGTTGAAAAAGACACAGGAACTACTGCTTGTACTCCCATAGGCGTATTTGTAGGTGTTTCATACACTGATCCAAATACAAATCAA